GCTCTCGACACACCACAGCACATCATCAAGGCTGTGCAAATTTCTAAAGAGCATTAATGCGACGGGCCTAAGTAACTTCCTTGTTGTACTTAGGCCCACTGACACACTACACTGAGTCAAACAGAGGTAATCATGAAACGAAGAAGCCTATCTAAATCAAGTTCTAAGCGCTCGTTCAGGCGAGCTGCAACCATCCATCCAAGGAACTTAAATCCACGCCGCATGCGCGGCGGCATTCGGTTATAAAAAAAGGGGACATACAGTGCCTTGTACATCCCCCCGAACCGTCGGCTTTCAGCACGACGGGAAGACCTTAGCTTGGTCTTCTAAAAACTATAGCAAAGAATACGCTACCTTTCAACTTCCGTGCTCTAAATGCATCGAGTGTCGCTTGGACTATGCCCGGCAATGGGCAGTCCGTTGCGTACACGAAGCACAGATGCATGAATCAAACGTATTCGTAACTCTTACCTATTCTGACGAAAACTTAAAATCACCCCGCCTAATCTACAAAGACTTTCAGAATTTTATGAAAAAACTTCGGAAGCTCCAAAACGATCCTATTTCGTTTTTTGTCACAGGTGAGTACGGTGAAAAACAAAAACGACCTCACTGGCACGCAATTATCTTCAACTGGGCGCCCCGGGACGGGAAGCACTTCCGCACTACTGACAAGTCTCACAAGGTCTTCACTTCCGAGACCCTTACTAACCTTTGGGGCCATGGGCATACCGAATACGGGTCTGTTACTCTCGAGTCCGCCGGCTACTGCGCTAGGTACGCTGCAAAAAAACTGGTACACGGCAAAGATGAAGAACATGACTACCATCCAATCTCAAAGAAAAGTTCTAAACACGCTATCGGCAAAAAATGGCTGGAAAAGTACTGGCCAGACATATTCAACCACGGGAGGTGCATTTTAGATGGCGGTGTTGAAACCGCCATCCCAAGATATTACGAAAAATGGTTCAAAGAGAAACATCCAGATCTTTGGATTCAGTATGTGTCTAATATCAAACTCGCTAAACTATCCGAAGCCTCAGAAAAGAAAGCACGCGAACTTCAAGACTATCTAAAAAATTTAGAGGATCGCGGTGGCTTTCTACGTCCTAGACCATTGACAAACATTCAGATTCGAAAAAAGATCCAAGACAAGAAATTCGAGGAACTTCAAAAACATTTAAAACTCTAAGGAGTCTACATGGGTCACGGAAATCGCAACTCTCAACATTCACAAGCACTCATACCAGCAGTGCATATGGCACGATCGGTATTCGATCGATCTCACACGCTTAAAGATACTTTCAACTTCGATTATCTCGTACCGATATTCGTAGACGAAATTCTACCGGGCGACACTTGCAATCTTCGCATGAACACATTTGCCCGACTCGCTACTCAACTTGTTCCAATCATGGACAATCTCTATATCGATTTCTTCTTTTTCTTCGTACCTAACCGTCTTACATGGTCTAACTGGGAAAAATTCAATGGCGCTAAAGACAATCCCGCAGATTCTACGACTTACGTTATTCCAACGCTTGAGGAATTTCCCGCTGGCGGTCCTGAGGTCGGTACAATCTATGACAAATTCGGTCTACCTACAGATGTGGCGGCAACCTGGGTACTCGGCAACACTCTTCCACTTCGGGCATACAACCTTATCTGGAAGGAGTGGTTTCGTGATGAAAATCTTCAAGACTCACCTGTCATTAACGTGGACGACGGTCCCGATGCACTCACAGACTACGCACTCCTCAAACGAGGTAAACGCCACGACTACTTCACTTCCTGTTTACCCTGGCCTCAAAAAGGAACCGCAATAACTCTTCCAATGGGAACTTCGGCACCTGTAATCTCGGACGGTACATCACCGATGATTCGCGGTCTCAGCTCAGGCTCTCAAGGAAATCTTTCCTACGACAACGCTCAAGATGCTCTGAACGTATCTAACCAAACCGGCGGCGGTCTGACATCTGAAGACGTACGCTGGGGTACAGGCGCATCTATGGCAGCAACTGGTCTCTTAGCAGACCTTTCAAATGCTACTGCCTCAACGATCAATGCCTTCAGACAAGCAATTCAAGTTCAAGGACTTCTGGAGCTCGACGCGCGAGGGGGTACAAGATATACAGAAATTCTTTTGGCTCACTTTAACGTCGTGTCTCCAGATTTCCGTCTTCAAAGACCGGAATATCTAGGAGGCGGACAAGCCAAAATCAACTCACACCCCGTGCCTCAAATGTCACCTACAGCGACGACCAATTACTTCGCTCAACTGGGTGCGTTCGCAACAGCATCCGCAAACGGAATCGGGTTCTCTAAATCCTTCGTTGAACATGGGTATGTAATCGGACTTGCATGTGCACGTGCCGATATTACCTATCAACAAGGTCTTGATCGAATGTGGTCTCGATCTACCCGTTATGACTTCTTCTGGCCTAAACTCCAAGAGCTCGGGGAACAATCCGTACTTAATAAAGAGATCTACCTCACCGGCACAGAGGCGACCGATATCTCAGTATTCGGTTATCAAGAACGATATGCAGAATATCGTTACAAGCCTTCTCAAATCCATGGTGAGTTCCGATCTACGTACGCAACGTCTATCGATCAATGGCATATGGCCGAGGAATTCGGATCTTTGCCTTCTTTAAACGCTGCGTTCATAGTTCAAAATACCCCAATCACTCGAGCACTCGCTAGCTCGACTGCCCCCCAGATCCTTTTCGATGCGTGGTTTTCTTACAAACACGTTCGACCAATGCTCACTTACTCCGTTCCTGTTACTTTGGGACGGTTCTAATGGGCTGGGGCGCAATTGGTTCAATCATTGGCGGTATCGGCGGGGCCCTTTTAGGGGGCCCAGCGGGCGCTATAGCAGGCGCAAGCCTGCTAGGCGGCATCGGTGGTGGTCTCGACAATGAACGCATGGTAGGGGAAACTAACGCGGCTAATAGGGACATCGCGGGTCAGCAGATGGCTTTCCAAGAGCGGATGTCCTCAACTGCTCATCAACGGCAGGTAACAGATTTAAAAGCCGCAGGTCTCAACCCAATTATAGCGGCGCAAAGCGGGGCATCAACGCCCCAGGGCGCAGGCGCCGTCATGCAATCACCAGACGCTTTCTCGGGTCCGCAGTTAGCGGCCCAGGGTGTTCAAAAAGCTTTAGAAATGAAACTGGCTACGGCAAAGCAGGCTCAGGAAATTAATCTTATGGAGAAACAGGGAAAGAAAATGGACATGGAAACGAAAGTGATGTCCAAAGGGATCCCAGCAGCGGAACTTAAAAACGATCTGATGGATATTATCCGTCCTTCAATCAATCGGCTAAAAACTGAAATTCAATCGGGAGCGGAAAAAATCAAATCTCCGCCACCGCGATTTCTGAAACAGAAACCAATCAAACTTAAACCGTGGAGTTAACATGAAACATGAATTACAAATGCACAGCACTGAACAACAACAGGAAAGACTACGCAAACGGGTACAAACTCTAAATACTGAACCTTCTCTTACCCAGCAGCATTTCAAGGATGACTGCGATATTAACAACATTATCAACAAATATGAAAAAACAGGGCAATTGCCCCTTTCAAACAAAGTCGGCAGATATGCCGACTATTCAGAGCTAACCGACTATCAAGGTATGCTCCAGACAATCCAAGACGCACAAGATGCGTTCATGGAACTACCAGCTCTTATTCGGTCTAAATTCCGAAACAATCCGGGAGAAATGATCAACTTTCTCCAAAATCCAAACAATCGCGAAGAAGCGATTAAACTAGGACTGGTCAATCCTCAACCTAATCAATCTATGGCTACAAACGATAAACAAATTCAAACAAACAACGATAAAAGCCAATCTCAACAAACTCCAACTTCTCAACCAGTCCTTTCTTAAACTCTCTTCTTAATCCCCCGGGGTCAGGCAGATCCTAGACACCCCGGGGTATAAACCGCACGATGCGTCCTTATGGGCGCATCATGCGTAAAAAACAATCTACTGATTGTTCTTGTAAAACATATCAGCCTCCGTAGGAGGAACCGGAGCTGGCAGCGATGCCAGCACTAAATCAACAACAGCCGCTAAGGCTAAGGCGTGTGAAACGCCCTCTTTCCTCAACTTGTAATATAAATTCTGTGCTTTATTTTTAACTTCTGACTTTTCCATTTTCACTCCTTTTGTGAATGGGGTTCACAAAGGACACCCCTGAACAAAAGTGAAATTCTTATAATTGTTAAAAATAAAATTTGCTTTTTAAAAATACTGCACATATTAAGCAGGAACCAACGATAAATGGTTTGCACGTTCATCCAGCCCCCTTTGCTGGGTAATAGGAAGTAGGTTTGTTCCTACGACCGGGTGAAAAACGTGCGTCCTTTATTTCCAACCTGAGGAGGTAAAAAATGGAAATGAAAGCTTACTCGATACGAGATGCGAAAGCGGAGATCTTTAATCCCCCTTTCTATAAAAAAACCCACGGTGAAGCGGAACGTGACTTCACCACACTGTGCAGAGATGAAAAATCTCAAGTGAGTAAATACCCAGAGGATTACGACCTCTACTGGGTAGGAAGCTTCGACGACGCAAGTGGAAAATTCGAAGCTCTCGACACACCACAGCACATCATCAAGGCTGTGCAAATTTCTAAAGAGCATTAATGCGACGGGCCTAAGTAACTTCCTTGTTGTACTTAGGCCCACTGACACACTACACTGAGTCAAA